CAGATAAAAAAAAGAGGCCCGAAAGCCTCTAATTTTAATATAAAAGATATTATTATGGTGTCTCTAATGCTGCTTTTGCAGTCGAGAATGTTCCATGTATAATAGCTTTTGGTAGATATGTAGCTAATGCACCTCTTAATTGCGCTCTAACAGTGATAAAATTCTTTTGAACATTGTCACTATCTTGCTCAAAGAACTCTAAACTTACATTATCTCTAACCCAATATTGACACGCCTGAGCAAAGTTTGCTACTAGGAATTGTCCATTAGGGATTTCAGTATTTAGAATTACAGGCACTCCCATAAAGCTAGGCTGTAGTCCTTGGTATACTTGGTCTTTTAGATAATTGTTTTGAGTATCCTTTAATAAGAGAATCTTATGAAAATCAGATGGGTTCAACACTATATTGTCCGCTCTGTATTCATTTAAAGCTAATGAATTCATTGATGCAACTAATACATCAAACTCATTTGCACTTTCTACTGAATCAGCAAACGGGTTGTTTGTTGATGTATCAAATGCTGTTCCTGAATTGAATAAACCTAGGAAGTTTGGTGAAACACCATTTCCGCCTACGATTTGGTCATCTTCAGCTGTTAATACTTTGCCAGGTATTCTAGAACTTAAGTATGAGCTTAATTGGTCATAATCCTCAACCATCTGTTTAGATAGTCTTAAATATGTTCCAATCAATTGAACATTAGCGTCAACAGCTTGTAAATCAAAGTCTGTTTGGCCTAGGGCATTTCCTTCAGCTTTTGCTCCAGCTCCGTCAGCATAACCAGATTCTTTAACGTATCTAATTACATCTGATTGAGTTGAACCAACAGGAATGAAGTCTCTAAAGTGTTGCGCTCTAGATGGGTCTTTAAACACCCCTGGCACCCTTAATGGTGCAATTACATCACCTGTAAAATCTGCCGTAGTCATATCAGCTTTTAAATCAAATCTAGCTGACCTACTATTCCCTTTGACAAAACTGTCAATAGCTCCGCCACTTAAGGCGTCTTTTAATGCGGATTTAAAACTTACTGGTTTTTCAGCCTCAAATCTCTTTTTTGCCTCAACTTCAGACTTATCTAGTCTGTCATTGATTTCTGTTATTTTACCAGAAACATTTTCAATGCTGGATTTAACAACAGCCTCAGTCTCAGCTTTCATTGTTTCGATAGCTTGTAATGAGGATTTTTCAATTTTAGAATCGATACTATCTGTGATATTATCTAATTCTTTTTTGATATTATTATCCATTTTTAAAATTACTTTTTTGTGAGATTGTTATACAAATATTTAAGTAACTCACTATCATTGTTTTCTTTTTTCGGCAAAGTGTTTTGAGGCGACTCTGTGAGTTCTTGGAAATATGATTTGAGTTTAAGAATTTCAGATTCAATAGCAAAAGCCAGTTCATCTGAAATATTGTTTTTACGAATTATCTTAACTAGATTATCGTAGCGAGAATAAAGGGTATCAAGTGATTTAGTACCCTTTACATCTAATATTTTTGCTTCGTCATTTGAGGCCAATGTAACAGCAGAAACCTCATAAAGTTTGACTTCCCTGATTTCTCTGAAATTGCCCTTATCTTCTTTGACGATTGGCATAATGCCAACTGAGTTTTCTGTTATGACACCGGCCTTCATAAGTTCAATGACATCTTTTCCTAATTGTGTTTTAGGAACTTCAGCCACAAACATAAGGCCTTTTTCATCTTCATACAATTCATTCATTTTACCGATGGGTTTGTTCATGTCGTGTTGATACAAATACTTAACTCTTAACCCATTTTCCATAATGGTTTTTTTATAAGCACCAGGTCTTATGATGTCTTTGTCAGCATCCATGTTATCAAAATAACTCGCATAACCCTTGACAATCCCCTTGTTTTCGTCAGCATCTACTATTTCGCCAATGGGTGATTGTTTAAATAATATTTTATTCATAACAAAAATTTATGTAAAAATACAAATTAATTTTATTAGGTTCTTGCACCTGTCATACCAAAACCTATTTCTTCAAGTTCAGCATTAGATATGGCATCTTCGTCTGGTATAGGTGCTGTGGAACACCTACAATTTATGACGTTACTAGCAGAACCTCTTGGGTCGCCAGGATATTCTAATTTTTCACCACCCACTAAAAACATTTCATCAAACTTTACTATTTGACCATCTGCCTCAGCATGGTCAGGTCTAACTCTAGCATCACTTCCAGCAATCCATTCTTTTGACATTTGACTACCAGGGAAAATTTGCAATGCAGATTGTTGTGTGGCATAGTTTGAGGCTAAAGCCGATTCTGTCCTTACAATTCTTTCGGCTTGATACTGTCCTACTTGATTGAATTTATTTCTTAAGATTCTTGCTTGAACCACTGCACCCTCAGCCATGAATGCCTCGTCCTGCATTAATTTTTTAAGTATATCTTGGAATGCACTTCTTGCTGTTGCAATCACACTAACAACCCTGACACCTGCCATTTCACGACCTTTTTTGGCAAAGGCTTGATTCCAATAATCCAAAAATTGATTTGGGTCAACACCATTTTTTATAAACTTGTCAAAATTATTTGCATACCATTTGGCTTGTTTAATACCGATGTCTTGATACATTTGTATATACAGGTCGGTCATTTCTCTACTGGTCATTATCAAATCAGGTTTTATAACACCTTGTTCATATTTTTCAATGGCCTTCTGATAATTGTCTTTATAGTATTTTCTGAATATTCTTATGTGTGTTCTTTCTGACCTTTCTAACCGGTCATCATAAGATGCTCTCCAGTTTTCTTTGAATTGCTTTGTTAAAACTCGCATTATTCATCTATTTGGTCAAGTTTACGTTCTGCATAACTTAGCATTGATTGACCACCCCATCCTAAAAAAGCAACATAACCTTTGTCTTTCCAAGGTGTGTCTTTATAATCTGGGTTAATTTTATTGTAACCACCACCTTTTGTTCTTGACAAGAAACTAAAAGTTCTTTTCAGCATGTCTAATGAAAAGGGCCTACGTTCAATGAGCATATTCATTCTGGCAAGACCAACCTTTGTCATTCCATCTACCTCGTCCCTGCCATATTTATCAATCCAGTTTTTTACTCGTCTTGCATTGTTTGTCGCACTTTGTGGGTAGTCATCAAACATTTGTTTTGTTGTGTAAGATTTTTCTTTGCTTGATAATGGATGTGCTGATGGTAGCAAATCCCTGTCATAAGGTGTTCTTCTAAATCTATTGTTTCTAAGGGCATATAACAGGCCCGATACACGACCAAAGGCCCATTGTTCTTCAGACCTTACGTTTGGCCTTACAGACGATGGATTGGTTCTATATGCACCAACACCTCTACGAAAAGAACTTGCCAACATTCCATAGGTTGCTCTAGATGATGCTCTGTCTCCATATTCTTCATTGTGTTCACTGACCATACGTCTTAGAGCAGTTTCCACCCTGCCCGAAATCTTTGGTGCTTTTTCTTCATCCTCGTGATGATATTTGTCATCTTCTTCTTCATGAGGTTCGCCATAATGATATTTGTCATCCTCGTCCATGTTGTGATATTCTTTCTGTCTTTCAATAGCTCTTTCATACTGTTCATGCGATTCAAAAGGCATGTAAACATCTTCACCATCAAACTGGTGTCTGTGAAAACCACGACCCCCTAGTTCTTCAGCCCTATCCTCAGCCTCACCTCTTGTTGTGAATACATCTGTCATTCCAGGCACTTTACGTTTTAAATTTATTTTCGTGATTGACTTGTCAACATCAGAGTCAACAGGTTCAACCGGTGCATCATCAACAGCATTCAAAGGAATCAAGTTTGCAGGAATGTAGTAATCATTCAACTTTTTATCCTCATCGTCAACACCATAATTCATGGCCGACCTTTTTTCATTCATTGTAAGCCACCAAGATTGAGACAGTTGTTGCACAACCTTATCCATTTCCTCTTGTAATTCTGGGATGACACTGAAGTCAAAGTCAATATAAATTTTGTCACCATATTTAGGGGCTAACCATCTATTTAGCTCATCCCTT